CCATCAACAGGAGATAAACGATGGCACTTACAGAAGAAACCGCAGTAGATAAGATCGAAGTCGTTGGGGATTACTCCCATGTACAGGTTCGTACTGCAACGATCATCAAGAAGGATGGCGTAGAAATTAGCCGTTCCTTTAGTCGTCATGTAGTAGCACCGGGTCAGGACTACTCCAACGAAGATCCAAAGGTACAGGGCATTTGCTCCGCAGTTCACACGGCTGAAACCGTAGCTGCCTATGAAGCATTTGTAGCGGCACAGCAAAACGAAATGGGAGCTGAATAATGGAAACTGTATGGTCAATCGCTCAACTTGAGCGTAACACTTCAGATGGCTTTGTGGTAACGGTTCACTACCGTGTCAACGCAGTAGATGGCGACTATTCTGCCTCTACCTATGGCACTGTGGGCTACACCCAGAGCGAAGAATCCTTCACGCCTTTTGATGAACTCACCGAAGAAACCGTCATCGGTTGGGTGCAGAACTCATTGGATAAGGATGAAATCGAAGCCAATCTTGCTTCACAGATCGAAGCAGCAAAAGCCCCGGCTACCGTTGCTGGTATGCCGTGGAACACCGCCGAGTAATCGGCTTAACTTAGGAGAAAGCGTAATGTCTGAGAAAAAAACACAGACTATCGTGATCGATGATGTTGAATACACCGAAGATCAACTGACTGACGAACAGAAAGTTCTGATTAATCATGTAGCGGATCTGGATCGCAAGATCAACAGCACCCGCTTCAATCTGGATCAGCTACAAGTAGGCCGTGAGGCATTCATGGCTCGGCTGAAGGTTAGTTTAGAAGCTGAATAATGCTTGGGGTATCCGCACTTTCAGGAGCAGCGATAGGCGATCTCGGCATCGTCTTTAAAAATGCTTCTGCGAGTGCGGCTGCCTCCGCTACAAATACCGCTGCTGCAACGAGAGTACGCACAGGTGGGGCAATTTCAGCGGTTGAATCCTCTGTTGCTGGCGTAGGGATTCGATTCCGTAACGTATCTGGAACAGGCACTGCCAGCGCCTCTCTGACGGCCATAGCAGGCCGCATAAGAGTTGGAGGCGGCACAACAAGTGCATCTGCATCCAACACGGCAGAAGCCGTTAGAGTGCGAGATGGAGCGGCTCAGACAGATTCTCAGTCCTCAGCCAGCATTTCCTACTTGCGGATTAGGAACGGAAGTGGGCTTTCTGACGTGGAAGCCCGTGTATTTGCTGAGGCTGGCTACGTCAAACTTGGAACTGGGCTTGTATCGGTTACGTCTTCTGTTGCAGCCGTAGGACGCGAGAAATGGGAGCCGATTGCTGTAGGTGCAACAATTTGGACAAAATTGTCCGAACAAGCAGATCCGTGGAACAAAACCCGCGAAGAAAAAGACATTCAAGCCAGTTCTTTCCGACCGAACACTTTGGGTTCATTTGCGTTCTCAGAGAAACCACTGGCTTCTAACGAACGCTCTGTAACCGTACAATGGACAAAACTGGCCGCCTAAAGGGGATTTAAGATGGCTGATACTACGACTACCACCTATGGCCTGACGAAGCCTGAAATCGGCGCTTCCGAAGATACATGGGGAACAAAATCCAACGAAAATTGGGATTCTGTTGATGATCTCCTTGACGGCACGACTGCGATCAAGCCAAACCTGACCGAAGGCCAGTGGAAAGTTGGTGGTGTTGCTGTTACCTCCAGTGCGGCTGAACTGAACAAGCTGGATGGCTTTACAGGAACGGTTGATGATCTGAATTACGCAAAGGATCTTCGGGCTACGGGCGTAACCACAGCAGAACTTGATGTGCTGGATGGAATCACAGCATCAACAGCAGAATTGAATATTCTGGATGGTGTTACTGCAACTACCGCCGAAATCAACAAACTTGACGGTTACACAGGTTCAGCAACCGAACTGAATTACGCAAAAAGCCTGTATGACACTGGCGTAACCAGTGCTGAATTTGATTACTTGGACGGCGTAACCAGCGCGATCCAGACGCAGTTAGATGCTAAGGCTGTAAAAGCAAACAATCTTTCTGATTTGACCAATGCTGCTACGGCCAGAACAAATCTTGGCCTTGCAAGCCTTGCGACAAAAAGCACCGTAAATAACGACGATTGGTCTGGAACTGACCTTTCAGTCGCCAATGGCGGAACTGGCTCATCAACGGCTTCTGGAGCCGTTTCAAATCTTGGATTTACTATTACAGCAAGTAGCGTTGGGACAAACTCTTACGGCACAAAAACCATCTCAACATCAAGTCCATCAGGTGGATCTGATGGCGATGTTTGGTACAAGGTTAGCTAATGACGCTGCACGTCAAACAATCTGGCGTTTGGAAACAAGCGCAAGAAGTCTTTGTAAAGACTGGTGGGGTCTGGAAATCCTGCCTTGATGTTTATGTAAAAACAGGCGGATCTTGGAAGTCTGTTTTGTATGAGCCGGGCGATGCAGAATATTTGACTTCAGGTTCATATTCGCTGACCGTACCTGCTGGCGTCCAAACAATGACGTATAACATCTGGGGCGCTGGCGGTGGAGGAGCAAGCACTAACTCAACGGGCAGCTTTGCTACAACTCCTGGCGAGTCTTTGACGATTATTGTTGCCGCTAATTCAACCGGAAACACAACTACAGAGATTAAGCGCGGAGCGACTTCACTTGCGTCAGCAACAGGGGCTGTACGCAGCTATCCCGACCCAGTTTATTCAGTAGAGTCCACTTTAAGCACTAATGCCTTTTCATTTACAGGCAACGTTGACTCTCAGTTATATATTGATTTTGATTTCTTAGGCAGTAATTCTTATTCTGGTTCTGGCCAGTCAGGAACTCTAGAGTCTGGCGCTGCATCTGCTGGTTGTTATTACAATGAATACAGTGAAAGCAATCACGGCGATCTTTCTGCGTCAATCTCGCTAAACGAAGTAAGCAGCTATGATTCCAGTAAGAAACAAAGTGTTTATCTGGTATCTGGCAGTTTCCGTGGAGAAGCTGGTATTCAATTCCGTAACTACAATAATGGGTCTGGTAGGGCAACCATTTACACTTATGATGGTGGCTATTCAGAAGGAACAGCAAGTTGGACTATTGGCGTTCGCCAAGGCATCGGCAATACAAGCGGCCAAGGCATCGTCAATCTTTCTTGGTAAAAGACTATGGCACTGATTCCGCTTCAAATACCACCAGGCGTTTATCGCAACGGGACTGACTTTGAGGGTTCAAACCGCTGGCGTGACTCGAATCTAGTCCGCTGGTATCTAAACTCTCTCCGTCCTGTTGGTGGATGGGTTGAGCGCGATGATCTTTCTGGGTCATTTACGGCTGCTCCTCGTGCCGCTCATGCTTGGCTGGACAACACAGCAGGCGTGAATCAGGCATACGGTTCTGCCGAAGAACTGGTCTATGTAAATGCATCTGGTACTCCAACAGACATCACTCCGTCTGGCTTTACTACCGGAAACTCAGATGCTTCCATCAACCGCGCTTACGGTGGTGGTTTCTACGGTTATGGTCTGTACGGCACGAAGCGTTTTGGTGCTAATACCTTCCAAGAAGCAGATACTTGGTCGCTTGATAACTGGGGCGAATACCTTGTTGCTTGCTGTACTTCTGACGGCAAGCTATATGAATGGCAGTTGAACACTGCCAATGACGCAGTACAGATCAGCAACAGCCCAGAATCTTGCAAGGGCTTGGTTGTAACGGAAGAACGCTTCCTGTTTGCACTTCAAGCTGATGGCAATCCGCGCAAGATCGCATGGTGTGATCGCGAGGACAACACAACTTGGACACCTGCCGCTACTAACGAAGCAGGCGACATTGAGTTGCAAATCAATGGTGAAATCATGTGCGGTGTGCGTATGCGTGGCCGCACTTTGATCCTGACAAACGTTGATGCTCACATCTCAACGTATCAAGGCCCGCCATATGTGTACGGATTTGAGCGCGTAGGTACTGCTTGTGGCGTTGCATCTCGTAAGGCTGCCGTTCCTGTGGATCAGGGCGCTTTCTGGATGGGTTTTGATTCATTCTTCGTGTTTGACGGTTCTGTGGCTAAAAACCTTCCGTGTGAAGTGGCTGACGCTGTATTCCGCGACATCAACAAAAACCAGATTAGTAAGGTGTTTGGCGTCCACAACTCTGAACACAACGAAATCTGGTGGTTTTATCCATCTGGTGCGTCCACAAACAACAATCGGTATGTAGCCTACGACTACATTCAGAATCACTGGACGATTGGCTCAATTAGCCGCACTTGTGGCGTAGACCGTGGCGTATTCGATAACCCAATCTGGGTTGATGCTGGCGGAATTACCTACAACCACGAGATTGTTGGTGCAGGCCACGGCAATCAAACGCCTTACGCAGAATCAGGCCCGATTACTTTAGGTTCAGGTGATTCTGTAATGAAGGTCAATCAATTGATCTCGGACGAAGATACCAACGGCAATGTCAATGTGACATTTGAAACCCGATTCCATCCTAACGACACCCAGCGTAGCTATGGGCCGTATGCTCTGACCACACAGCCTACGTCTGTTCGCTTTACTGGCCGTCAGGTTCGCATGAAGGTACAGGAAGCCAATATTGCTGACTGGCGCGTTGGGGTAATGCGAATCAATGCTGAGGCTGGCGGACGGCGATGAGTACAGAAATCCCGCCACCACCATTAGGGCCAAACTGGAACGCATGGGGCGAGCGAATCAACTCCTTCCTCATCCGTACCCGTGATCGCCTTAGACACCAAGTAGCAGACGAAAAAGCCACCGATGACGGCATCCTGATGTGGGATCGCTCCATCGAGCATGTGGTCGTTTCGCTGGATGACCAGTGGGTTCCTCTGGCGTATGGCGCAAATGATCCAGACCAAGGCTACGGCTACGGTGCGTTTCTGGACTTCACCGATCAGACTTGTGCAGCTACTGAAACTCCAACAGCGATCACTTGGGGAACAACAGCATATTCTAATGGAGTCGCTGTAGGCTCTCCGACCAGCCGGATCGTATTCACGAATGCTGGGAAGTATTACATCCACTTCACGGCACAGCTTAATTCGCAGTCCGCAAATGCAAAGGCATTTTGGTTTTGGCCGCGAATCAACGGCACAGATATTACAGGGGCAACGATGCGGATCACCCTGCATGACAATAACGAAGCCAAAACTGTTGCTCGTGCCGCTATTTTTGAAGTGGCGGCTGGTGATTATCTTGAAGCGTACTGGGCTGTAGACAATCTGGATACTTCGCTAGAAGCCTACGCAGCAGAAACTTTCTGTCCTGCTGTTCCGTCCGTGACGCTAATGGTGAAGAGCATCTGATGGGCGCAGACGAAAGAATGCCGATCATGGATCAGCTAGTCCGGTGCAAAAACTGGATTGAGGCTGCTCTGGCCTACTCAGGTGGAACGCACAGCTTTCAAGATATTGTTGACGGTGTGATTTCAGGACGGATGCAGCTTTGGGCTGGTGATTCTGGATGCGCGGTGACTGAAATTTCGGTTTATCCGAAAAAGAAAGTTTTGCACGTTTTCTTAGCGGCAGGAGACATGAATCAAATTATTGATTTTCAAGATTCTGCTATACAATTTGCCAAAATGAATGGATGCGATAGTATGACGATTGCAGGCCGTTCAGGCTGGAAACGAGTCTTAGACAAACACGACTGGCACGAACAGTTTGTGGTACTAGAGCGGGAGATTTAATTATGGGCGGCGGTGGCGGCAAAGGCGGAGGCCAAACTCAAAAAGTAGAAATCCCTCGGTGGATTGAAGAGCCAGCAACCCGAAATCTGGCTCGCGCAGAAGCAGCACAGAAGATTGGCTACCAGCCGTATTACGGCCCTGACGTAGCTGCATTCAACCCAACTCAGCTTGCAGCCATGCAATCCAACATTGGCGCAGCAGAGGCATTTGGGCTTCTCCAGCCGGGTCAAATTACCGCAGCACAAGGGATGCCAGCACCACAGCCGTTTGCAGGCGGTGAAATGGGTTATTCATCGGCTCCTTTGTTTGAGCAGGCTTTGGCTGAATATGAAGCCAGAAATCCGGCATCAGCAGCCGCTTACAACAGACTGTTCGTATAAGGGGATACTGATATGGCAGGCTCAGCACAACCATCACTTACGGTGCAGCCAAGACCAGTAGCTAGGGTGAAATCACCAGCTCCAATGGGTGGTGTCGTTAGTTATGGCACTGGTTTTTCCAATGGCGCTTTAAGCACTTCTACAGGGCCATTGCAATCAGCCTATCAAAACGCTGCTCAAACACCCGCAATGCCCAACATCAACCAAGCAGCCGCAATGGGAATCTACGGCTCTGGATTAGGCGCTGCTGGCGAAATGGGATACCGCCCTATGGGCGTAGGCGCACAAAATGTAGCTGGCACAAGCTATCAAGCCCCAACCATTTCTGGCGTTTCTCCTATTTCTGCTCAGAATGTACAGGCAGGTCAGTTGGCTCAAACTGGGCTTTCTCCGTACATGAACCCCTACACAGAAGAAGTAATCCGAGCAAATGAGGCGGACATTCTTCGTGGAGCGCAGATGGGGCTGAACACCCTTGGCGCACAGGCTCAAGCCGCAAGGGCATACGGCGGATCTCGTCAGGGCGTAGCTGAAGCAGAACTTGGCCGTAACGTACTCCAGCAATTGGCTCAGTCTTCCGCTGGATTGCGTCAGGCAGGATTCACTCAAGCCCAGCAAGCCGCACAACAGGATATTGCTGGCGCTATGCAGGCAGCCTTGGCAAATCAGGCGGCTGGATTGCAGGCACAGACTACGACTGGCCAGCAAGCCCTACAATCACAGTTGGCGAATCAGGCTGCTTTACAGCAGGCAGGTCAGTTTGGCGCGTCTCAGGCCCAATCAGCGGCCATGGCGAACCAACAGGCAGCACTTCAGGCTGCATTGGCAAATCAGCAGGCTGGTTTGGCTGGATCTCAGCAGCGCCTCGCAGCAGGCACACAGCTTGCCAACATTGCAAACCTCGGCTTTGGCATGGGTCAGACTGTTCAGCAGAATCTGGCGCAGCAGGGCGCTCTCCAGCAGGGTCTACAACAGGCGCTTATCGACGCAGCCAAGGCACAGTACGCAGGCTACACGGGCGCTCCTGCGGCCTCTATCGGATACGTCACCAGCGCGTTGGGCGCAACTCCGGTTCCGCAGACTACGACCACCCAAAAACAGCCGGGTCTGTTTGATTGGCTCACTCTCGCTCTGGGGTAAGGCATGGGACTTTTTAGCAGCATCATGGGGAAAATGTTTGACCAGCAGGACGCTAAAAACAAACTAGGCGGCCTGAAGGACAAGCTAGGTTCAGAGTCAGATCCAATGAAAAGATTGGAAATTTCTCGTGAACTTGAAAAAGCCCAAGGCTACAAGCCCGGAAATGAAATCCTGAACAAAAGTTTTGGTGATCTTGCAATGGAAGGCGCAAAGGAGCATTTCATGGGCAAGGCTGGAAATCTTGGCTTTGGTGCAGACGGATTCTCGATGAAAACCGCAATGGAAGCCCAGAAGGGGCGGGCTGAGTCCGCGCTCCCGGCAGTCATGCAGTTTGATCCAGTAAAAATCAATCCTGTAACCGCAACCGCTCCCGGTACGCAGCCAATGATGCCGCAGGTTCCGACAATGGGTGGCGTTGGCCCGTCTCCTGCAATGCAGCAGATTCAAGCCGCACGGCAACAATACGCCATGTATGGAATGCCGCAGCAGTATCAGGCTCCGGGTCTTTTGTCCGGCCCGTCATTGCCCACGACTGGCGCTTTGAATGTTCCGGCAGGTTATACAAGCCCGAAAGACCGTTTGCTGGGAATGTATGGCTAAGGTTGATGTAGGAATCCCCATACCGTTGGGGAATTATTCGTATTTGCCGCCAGTACAGACTGGCATGAATGATGCCGAAAAGGAAAAGGCGATGAATCCATTACTCGCATGGTTGGCAGGACAGGGAATTGATGTAGCTGCTGAAAAAACAGGCATCAAGGATGTTCTTCGTGAGCGCGGATCTGGCTTGCTTGAAATGTTCGGGATTGGCAATGCTCAGGCCGCAGAAACTCCTGAGCCGCCTCCTGTGCAGACTGGTTTCCAGCCGGTTCCGCCAACGCAACCGAGCGTCATTGGTGAACTTGTTGACAAAGGCTTCACTCCGCCGGGAGTTGCAGAGGCTCCGGCTCCATCGGTTCCGGGCGAAAAATTTGCTGGGTTTGATTATGTTCTTCCGCCAGAAGCACTGACTGACGTTCAGCTTCCTCCAGTAACTGTTGCGGCAAATGCACCTCAAGGCGAAGACTATCTGAATCAGCGTCCAATTCGCGAAAATCCACTTGTTGATTGGATGATGGCTGATACAACCGATCCGGTAACAGACCGTGAAGTTGACAAAGTAATTAAGTCTGAACCAGAAGATAGCCTGCTTGGCCGCTTGTGGGATTCGACGCTTGGCGATGAAGAATGGCGTCTGCGCAAGGCAATGATCCTCAACTCAATGCGCTTGAATCCGGATGCTGCATTGACTCAGGCTTTTGCGGCAAGAATCAAAGATTTGCGCCAAGAAAAACGCGGAAACCGGACTGCGCAGGTTTTGCGTGAAAAAGGATATGGTGATGCTGCTGCGCTAATTGAGCAGTTTCCAGAATTGGCCGGAGACATTCTCAAGAGTGTTGATTTGACTGGCGGCAAAACGACTGGATTTAAGACGCTTGAGCAGCGCGCTGCAGCCGCCGGCCTTAGTCCGGGAACGCAAGAATATGCCGACTTTATGAAAACTGGCGGGCAAGGATTGCAATCTCTTCAGGTTGGCACAATCCCGCAGGGAATGCAGCTTGTTCAGGAAGGCGGAGCATACAAAATGGTTCCGATTCCGGGTGGCCCTGCAGACGTTGAAGCGCAGGAAGCGGCTAGAAAAGAACTTGGACGTCAGGTTCAACGCGCTCGCGCAGGCACGACTGTTATTCAAGATTTGCAGCGCGGTCTTGATAAATTTATTTCTGAAGTTCCAGAAATTGCAAGAGAGCCGGGAATCGCAGGCGCAAATCTTCGCCTAGCCCGTCAGGTTGTTCCGGGTACTGCAGAATATGAAATTAAAGGATTTGTTGAATCAGCGTTATCAAATGTTGGCTTGGATACGTTGCAGCAAATGCGCGAAAACTCGCCAACCGGTGGCGCGCTCGGCCAAGTCCCAATTCAGCAGCAGAAACGACTTGAGCAAGTTCTTGGCTCATTGAGCCTTGGACAAAGCCCAGAAACGATCGAAGCCAATCTGAAGCGCGTGATCAATATTTATATTGACATCGTTTATGGGTCACCAGCCGAACGTGCCGAGGCTGTAAGATCTGGCAAAATGGATCAGACGACTAGCGACCAAATTGATGCTTACTATCATTCGCTTCCGTTCGATCCGCTTGGTCGCCCAGTACAGGCTCCAGCACCAGAAAAGATTGGCGTTGGTGAGACAGTAGACGTTGATGGAACAAGCATCAAAAGGATTAATTGATGGCCACTTACGAGATCACCAGCAAGAGCGGCGCAACCTATCAGGTTGAAGCAGAATCTCCTTCTGATGCGCTTGGAAAAGTCAATTTGTATGAAATGCGAATTGAGCGTCAAGGCGGGTCTGCTCCGGCTGAAAAAGGCATTGGCATGTTTGGCCAAGCAGTTGCTGGAGAGCAGCGCGGGTTATCCGATGTGCTTGGTGCGCCGGTAGACATTGCGGCGGCAGGCTTGCGTGCGGCTGGATTGCCGATTGGTCCAGAACCAGTAGGCGGATCTGAATCTATTCAAAGTTTGCTAAACCTGCCGCGCACTATGCGTGGAGAGCAGCGTTTGACAGATATTCCTCCTGTTGGCCCATCTGAGCGCGTTGCTGGAGCAACTGGTTATGGCCTCGGCCAAGCAACAACGCTTGGCAGCGGACTGCTAGCAAAGGGTGCGCAGCGGGCTGCTACTCCGGCAATGACTGCCCCGCCAAAAGGCGGCCCAGTTTCTCGCGCAATCAATGAATTGGCTGATGTTGCAGCAACTGACCCGGCAAGATTTGCAGCAGCAGAAGCTGGTGCCGGTGCAGCAGGTGGCGCCGCTTCTGGTGTTACTCAAGAAGTTTTGCCTGAAGGCGGGCCTACAGCACAAATGATTGCGTCAATTCCGGCAGCTATTATTGGCGGAAGAGTTGCCCAACGTGCGGCAACCCCATCTGGAGCAAAATTGACTCCAGATCGAGTGCGCGCACAGGCTGAAACTATGTATGCAGACATTGAGGCATCTGGCGTTACTGTTCCCGGACAGTATTTGCAAAATGCCGCAACAAAAATGCGTAAACTTTTAAGCGATCGTGGCGCAATTAATCCAGACACCGGAGAAATTAAGTCAAGAATGGCAAACGTAAAGGACGCGCTTGCTACTGTTGAAGGATACGCAACTGCTCAAAATTTGACTCCGACCCAGATCATGGCAGTTCGCCGTGGCCTTATGGATGACATTCAGGCATCAGAAAGCACCGACAGGTATTTGCTGGTTCAAATGCTAAAAGAGTTTGATCAAGCGACTGGCAGCCTGTCTCCGCAGATCCGCGCTGCAAACAAGGTTTATAACACTGCAATGAAAGGACAGACCATTCAAAAAATGGTAAGACTTGCAGAAGCAAACGCCAGCAAGATGACGCAGGGCGGAATGAATAACGCATTGCGTCAGCAGTTTGAGCAGCTAAATCGTCGCATTATTAAGGGCCAAGAAACTGGCTGGACTGCGGCAGAGCAAAAAGAAATTGCTCAAATTATTAAAGGAAAAGGCATGCATCGCATGCTAAATTTTGTTGGCAGATTTGCTCCAACAGGGCCGGTCGGACTGATTTCCACTCTTGGAGTTGGCGCATCTGCTGGCGGATTCGCTGGCCCAGAAGCGTCCATTCCTGCGGCCTTGGCTGCTGCTGGGACGACCACGGCGGCTCGGTCTGGAGCCGGGATGCTGCGCCAACGATCAGTTGATGAATTTGTTCAGAATATTTTAGGCGGACGCACTGGTTTAAGCCAACAAGGACAAGAGCGATTGGATGCTGCAGTCAAGGCATATATGCTTGGACAAGGCGCAACTGCATTTCCGCAATAAGGATTGATAATGAAGCCAGAACGCATGGATGAAAGTGCTATTGAGGGTGTTGTACAGAATGCTGTACAGGATGCTGTTGACTTCATCGAATCCGAAATCGCAGACGACCGAATCAAAGCCCAGCGTTATTTCGATGGAGAAGTCGATATTGGCGAAGAGGAAGGCCGCTCCAAGGTAGTTGCAACCAAGGTACGCGATACCGTCCGCAACATTAAACCTTCTTTGATGCGCGTGTTCCTGAACACCGACAAGCCGGTGGAATATGTTCCACGCGGCCCAGAAGACGTTGCTGCTGCCCAACAAGCTACCCAGTACATGCACTGGGCATTCAACGAAATCGGCGGCTATCGCATCCTGAATGATGCGTTCCACGATGCGCTGGTGAAGAAGGTCGGCGTTCTGAAGGCTTACTGGGACACTTACACCGACGTCGAAACCTACACATATTCAAATATTACAGAACCTGAATATTTAGCTATTGTCAACGAAGACGACATTGACGTAATCGAGCATTCCGTCGAAATGTCGATGGAAGCTGACGAATACGGCATGCAGGTTGAGGCTCCGATGCACAGCCTGAAGGTCAACCGAAAGTGCGAACTTGGCAAGCTGATGGTCGAAAGCGTACCGCCTGAAGAATTCATGGTGGACCGCAACGCCAAAAACATCGAAGACGCCTATGTCATTGCTCACCGCACCGAAATGCGCGTTTCTGACTTGGTGAACATGGGCTACGACTTTGAAGAGGTGTACAACCTTGACGGAATCGGCTCATCCGACACCTACTCTGAAGCGGAAGATTTTGAGCGTCGCGGCTACCAGCAGGAAGAAGAAGAGCAGACGATGGACATGTCCATGAAGCTCGTCGCGGTGACCGAGGCGTACATGAAGATGGACATTGAAGGCACAGGTGTTGCTCAGATGTACCGCTTTCTGCTTGGCGGCTCCAGCTACAAACTTCTGGATTATGAGCCGTGGGGAGAAGTTCCGTTCGCGATCTTCGAGATCGACCCAGAACCGCATGCGTTCTTTGGCCGCTCGATTGCCGATCTGATTATGGAAGATCAGGATGCTGCGACAGCAATGCTGCGTGGCGTTCTGGACAATGTGGCTCTGACCAACAATCCGCGCCTCGGTTTTGTGGAAGGTCAGGTCAATGTGGACGACCTGCTGAATAACGAAATTGGCGGCATTATCCGTATGAAATCTGCGGGTATGCTTCAGGACGTCTCAGTGCCGTTTATCGCGGGTCAGACGCTTCCGGCTATCCAGTACATGGATCAGGCCATTGAAGGCAAGACAGGCGTTTCTAGGGCCGCTATGGGCCTTGATCCGGATGCTTTGCAGAACACGACGGCTACGGCTGCCCAGTTGACCGCTCAGGGCGGCGCAGCGCAGATTGAAGTCATGGCCCGTAATCTGGCAGAAGGCGGCATGCGCCGCCTGTTCAAGCTGATGCTGAACCTGTACGTCGAGAACTCTCCAGAGCCGCAGTTGATGCGGATGAACGGCCAGTTTGTGCCGGTCGATCCTCGCGTCTGGAATACGGCGATGGATGTTTCTGTAAATGTTGGTCTCGGCACTGGCAAGGAAGAGCAGAAGGCTGCTGCCTACCAGCAGGCACTCGGTCTTCAGATGCAGATTTGGCAGGCATACGGCCCGATGAACGGTCTTGTAACTATGACCACTATCCGCAACACCTTGGCGGACATGATGGCTCTAGCCGGTATCCGCAATACGGATCGCTATTTCAACCCGATGGACCCGCAAACCGAGCAGATGCTCATTCAGCAGGCTCAGGCAGCGCAGCAAGGCCAGCCAGACCCGAACATGGCACTGGCGCAGGCTCAGGTTCAGGCCGAGCAGATCCGCGCCCAGAGCAAGGCTCAGACCGACATGCTCCGCGCTCAGATCGACGCACAGAAGGCCATCGCTCAAGACGATCGCGAACGCGACAAGATGGATCAAGACTTGATTCTGTCTGCCGCCAAGATCCTTGGCGATTACGGCAAGTCCGTAGACGTCGAACGAATCAAGGGCATGCAGCGCGAGCCGCGTTACCCGGAAGCAACCCCAACTGAAGCTGTACAGGCAGGAGGCCAATTCTGACCATCAAAGACAAGGCTACGAAGATTCGGCAAATCACGAGTGATCCGACCTACATAGCCATTATCGAATCCGTGAAAGTGGCCCAAATAACCACTTTTCTGGATGCGAGATCCTCCCCGGAGGCTCGCGAAGAGGCGCACGAAATTATCCGGGCGCTAGACAAAATTGAAGATTACATCAACACCGTATTGACGGACGAGAAGATCTTTG